ACGTTTGGAAGCAGGCTTAACTGCTGCCGGACCAATGGGCTTGTATGTTCGTGCCGCAACAGGACAAAAATATTCTAACACAACTGATTTTGCATACTACTCTGTAGAGCCAGGTATTGCTGTTCCGGTTGGCTATGGCTTGACTGCCAAGGTTGGTTATCGCTGGCGTTCAGCGTTTGATTCCAGCGCAAGTGGAGATCAAACACACACCGCCCGTTACTCATTGGCCTATGCCCTGAGCAAGAACGACACCATTGCTGTCAAGTATGACCGTGTCAACGGCGACAACAACCAAAAGAACGTTGCAGTAGCATACACACGTGGTTTCTAAAAAGTAATACTTTAGTACTACAAAAGCCCTGCAAGTTTGCGGGGCTTTTTTTTGGTTGACCAATAATGGCCCTTTTGCTATAATATACACATGTTCAGTAAAAAGGAGTCAGAAATGCGCGAAGCAATTCTTGCAAAATTAGCCGAAGTTGAAACCATGCTAGACGAATCCTCTTGCAGTGGCGACCAACTTGCCGAATGCGGTCAAGTCTATCGAGATATCATGGACAAGTTGTCTGCAATAACACAGGCTGTAGACTATTACGTTGATTGACCAGAAATTCCCAATTTGTTATAATACTTGTATAGAAACTTAACAGGAGCCCAGAATGGAAAAACTCACATCAATTCAGCAGATTAACTCTGCTATCATGTTTGGTACGTGGACCGATGTGGAACTTCGTAGCATGGCCGATGCCATTCGTTTCAATCAGATCAGTCTTCGCAAGCAGGTCAAACGTAACCTGGACGTGGGCGTTCGAGTGCGTTGGGTAAGTTCCAAGAACCCTTCTGGCGCCACAGGCACAGTGAAAAAGATTGCTATTAAATATGTCACAGTCCGCAATGACCGAGACGGTGGCCTGTGGAAGATCCCGGCCAACATGCTGGAGATCGTCGAAGGTCAGGTGGCGGCATGAACTTTCGTTCTTGGTGCAGAGAAAAATGGTACGAGCACATTGACGAACTGATCAGTTATGGACTTGAACCACAGTTTACCGCACAAGAATATTGTAACCGATATAAATTTTGGCTCAAACGTGAATTTAAACATCGGCAAGGAGTAAAGTAATGGGTCTCGATATGTATGCATACACCGCCGCCAAAGAACAGGCAGACTACGAAACTGGTCAACGTGAGCTTGCCTACTGGCGTAAACATCCTAACCTGCACGGTTGGATGGAACGACTTGCTGAATCTAAAAATGTAAAGTACGGCACATTCAACGGTGTTGAACTGGAACTCACCTGGGAGGATCTAGATGAACTGGAACGTGCAGTAACACATGGTCAACTGCCGAGTACGCAGGGATTCTTCTTTGGTAACGAAGCAGACGAGCATTATAAAGAAGATGATCTTGCATTTATCAAACGGGCCCGAGCAGAATTGTTCATGGGACTTAAAGTGTTTTATAACTCATCGTGGTAACCACTTAAATATATGAATGAAACCGACTTCTCAAACGAAAGGTTTGACAGCATAGTGGCGGCAGGATGGATCCGTGATCTAGAAAGTTCGGACAGTCGCATACACAAAGAAAAAACCATTGAAAAAGCATTAATGGCCGCCAAACTGGGCAGTGCCGATGCACAATGTTTCCTCTTTAACTGCTACCAGGCTTACAATCCTTTCTACACATTCAACATCCGTCAAGTGCCTGAGACTGAGGGCCTGACTGGTAGGCCTAACCCTTGGACAAAGTTTTGGGCCTTGTTAGAAGCCCTACGCACAAGATCGATCACAGGCAATCGTGCTCGTGAAAGCATTGAGTCGATGAGTCAGGTGTTTGACTCAGACGAGTGGAACAACTTGGCTCGACGTGTGATGATCAAGGATCTGCGTTGTGGCATCTCTGAAAAAACACTAAACAAAGTACTGGGCAAGACTGAATACAAGATTCCTGTGTTTACTTGTCAGTTAGCACAAGACTCTACAGATCAACCCAAGAAACTCAAGGGCATCAAACGCCTGGAAGTCAAACTGGATGGTGTGCGGGTGTTAGCAGTGATTGACGGTGCCAATGTCACCTTGTTCAGTCGCAATGGCAAAGAGTTTGCAAACTTTCCGCAGATTGCTGATGCGATCGAAGATGCTCGCAAACACTTTCAGTGGGGTCGCGGCACAGGTGGTCGCTTTGTGTTAGACGGTGAGATTGTGGGTGAGAGTTTCCAGAAACTCATGAAGCAAGCACATCGCAAGAGTGATGCTGAAACTTCGGGCATGGTATATCACATCTTCGATATCCTTCCGCTAGATTCATTGCAAGAAGGGCATTGTAATATACAACAGTACAAACGTATTGAATGGATCGAGAGTGCCCGAGATCGTTTGTTGGAAACACCTTGCCTACGTATTATGAATGGCCTGAATGTGGATTTAGACACAGCAGAAGGGCATGACATCATGAACCGTTTTGCCCAAGACGCCGTGGCACAAGGGTTTGAAGGTATCATGATCAAGAGTCTGGATGCACCTTATGAGTGCAAACGTTCAGACTCATGGATGAAATGGAAACCCACCATTTCAGTTGATCTCACTATTGTGGGATTTGAGCAAGGAACAGGTCGTAATGAAAATAGACTTGGTGCTATAATATGTGAAGGAGAAGACAATGACCGTAGAATTCGTGTTAATGTTGGTAGTGGGTTTAGTGATACTCTTCGTGATGAGTATTGGGCCAGTAGGGATCAGTTACTTGGTCACTTGGTTGAAGTCCAAGCGGACGCAGTCACCCAAAATCAAGACGGAACCTACAGCCTCCGATTCCCAAGGTTCTTGAGATTCCGAGATTTTGACGCAGGGGAGAAAGTGTGATGACACCTTTACATGAAATAGTGTTGGTAGCAGTTATGGTAGCACATAGCCCTTTTGGGCCTGCACAGTTGGAGTACCAATCAGTTGAATACTACAACTCTTGGGCAACGTGCCGCCAAGAGCAACAGCGATTGAGTCAAAAGCAAGATAAAAGAACAGCATACATTTGTTTGAAAGTTGATAGAAACTAAAGGGGTTGTATGAAACTTGCACTTGTAATCTCTGCACTGGCAGTGGCTCTAACAGGTTGTGGTGGTGGTGGTGGCGGGTCTTCTGGATCTAGTACACCAGCATCAGCGTCAAGTATTCTGATAACAAAAATCGGTACCACTGGCTCAACTTCGTCTGCATTTATTCCAACCCTGGTGTCTGGTGAGTTTGCTGGCGACGGTAGCAAGTATGCAGTTGTCAGCGGATGGTATGTAAACGATTTGTCTGGACCGCCGGTAAAAGTGTACAAACTTAATTCTGATGGCTCGTCCCTGGATGCAACAGTTGCTATTTTAGGTTCGGAGTTTTCTTTTTCGGTTATGTATCCTGTGGTAGCCGACTTTAACAAAGATGGAATAGATGACATATTTTTTCCAGGATTCACTGATGCGCCAGGCACACCAAACAATCCCAGCACAGTTTTTATAAGTCGTAAAGGTCAGAGTCATCAGCGATACGATTTAACAGATCCTATATGGGCACATGCCAGTGTTGCAGTTGACCTAGATGGTGATGGTGATCTTGACGTGATTAGCAATGAAGGACATGCCTGGATAAATAACGGTAGTGGAATATTCACTCATCGAAAATATTCAAATTCTGGTGCCTCGGGAGTTTGTGCTGGTGACTTTAACAATACCGGACGCAGTCAATTGGTATTCACAGACTCGTATGACTCTATTCAAGACACATATATCTATGAAGTCAATACCACCTACACAGAATTCAACAACCTAACAAAAGTTGCTACTTTACCTGTATCATATTTCGACAAAGATAGTACCACGCAAGAACTTAGCCATGATGTGAGTTGCGTGGTGGCCGATTTCAACAATGATGGGCGACCTGATATTGTGATAGTGAGTGCCAGTAATTCGGCGGCGATCCTTGCTGGAACATCACCGCCACAGAGTCATGTACAGGTGTATATCAATCAGGGCAATTATGTGTTTATAGAATCGTCTGGATTCAGCACTTATAATTCTAATACTCTCAGCAGTTATACTCCCAAGGTAATGGATTTTAACAATGATGGCAAATCTGATATCTGGCTAGGCAGTGTGAACGCCTGGCAAAACAACAACAGCAATCAATTTTGGATCAATGACGGAACTGGACAATTTGCTCAACAGGCCATATCCAAAGTGTCTACAATATTAGATAATTTTAGAGCATTACACACTGACATAACACCCGTTGGAAATTACGGTGTTGCACTACCTATTAAAATAGATGGCAAATGGAATTTGATTTTTACTGGCGGTAGCACCACCCGTCAGCACAACATTGGATATGCTATCACACAATGGACTTTTTGAAGGTTGACAACTTGATTGCAATAGCATATAATAGTATATCAATAATACTTTGAGATTAAAAATGACATCAAAATCAGCCAATGGTGTTCAAGGACACCTGCTAAACTTAGTTGACGGGACTATTGTATTCCGTGTGTATGATGCTGAACACAATTTTGTGGATTATGATTTGCATAACAGCGACTTATGTGTGACCATTGATGACCCAGATGCGTATTTTTATCACCGAGATGGTCAGGCGATACTGGATCATGCACCTATGACATTAGGGTTGTCAGATGATACTTGAAATATTTTTATACGGTTTTATCTCAGCATTTGGTTGGTGGAGTGCCACACACTATGTGATTGAGCCACACTTTCCTCAACCTATTGAAAAGAAAGCAGAACAAAAATGAAAATTGGACTGAGTTATAGTCGATGCGTTCGCGACATTGTGGACGGTGCGGTAGACATTGCGGATGTGTTGGTACTAATTACCCGTACAGATTTTGATCCGCACGACGACGAACAGTGGCGTGGTATCTGGATTGGCTACGGTGGTGGCACGGACAATGGATACACTACAGGATTCTTTAGTCAGAGCAATCCTGAATGGGCTGGCTACCACGATGAAGATCGTTTCCGTAGTGTCAGCATTGAACTTTGGGAAACTGGCAAGTTACACCAGCCACGCAAGTTTGGCGTAAAGCCTGCTCGTCGTCCTGAAATATGGTTGGAAACTGTGCTACCTGATTCAGAGATGATGAATCGTCCCGCAGTGAAAGATGCTTGGGATCAGTTCCAGACCATTGCAGGGTTGACCAACACCAAACTGGATCGAGAATACCGATGACTAAACGAGTAGGACCTATTACGCTGGACAGCGACGCCGCTGATTGTATCACTGTGCTAAATTTAAAAGAGTACAGATTGTACCTCAAGAAAGAATTTAGTGATTGGAAAAAGAATCCTCGATCAGAAACCAATCCTAGCGGCGTTTGGATGCACCCAGAAGATGTTGAGATCAACACTCGGTTGATTGAAGCAATGAACACAGTTATCAAGTACTTTGGCAAATGAAAAAAATCTACTACGAAAAACGCGGACGCAGGTATGTGCCTGTGGCAGAAAACGATTATGACATGTTTGATGCCTTGCCCAAAGGCACACATCTTGTGATGTGTTACCCAGGCGGACAAAGCAAACGCTACAACATCAATCCCAACCATGCGGCCTTGCTTGCGGCCAGTCGTGTGGCCGAGTTTGCCATGTGTGATGCTCTGCGCAAGGCCAGCGAAGTACAGCCAAGTAGCACACCGCTTACCCCTGAGCAAATGGCGGCCTGGAATCGCTTGATCGAAGTGTTTGGTGAAGATGCTAGATCGCTATCTATAGCCAGTGCTCACGACATTGTCCAAGCAGGATTGAAAGCATTGCAAGCAGAAGCAGATCGATTAATGAAACACAAGAGTGTAAAAAGTGCATACGAACAATTCCTGTTGGTATGCGAACTGACCAAGAAGGAGAACACATGAGGTGTATCTCATCCAGGAATCTTGAAATACAGTTACCATGGGAACCAGGTCTACTGGAATGGTTGCAACAACATTATCCTGCTTCGGGATATTTTTTACGAGAGGACTAATATGGCTACTATAACCGAACAAGAAAAACTAATTGAAGTTTTGAAATTTACACCACGTACCTACAAGATTCAATTGTGGGGCTATGGTGGTGAGTACATCATGGGCACAGTGGATCGCAAGATTTACGATTACTTCCGCAATCGCAGACTGGATCTTAGTGAATTTGCCTGGCAAAGCGACTATGCAGAGGACAACAATATTCCCGAGGAAATGTGGCCATTCTCTCCAGGCAGTTACTATGACTGCGATGACATTTGCCATGAGCACGGTGTTGACCGTAATGCTGGCACACTACAAATCATGGATGAAAATAACGACATCATTTATGAAAAACGTCTAGAAGACATCACAGGCATGGGTGCGGATGCGGATGAACCCGAACCCGAATGGGGCGGTGGAGAAGAATACTGGGTTGGTATGAATCCTGTGGACACAGTGGTGTTCTTTGGAGTCAGCAGTGAAAAAGGCACATTTTTTGAAGGCGAAATCGAACTTAAACAACCATTTGACGTTGCCAAACTTGAACTAGGTTACGATGAAATTGATGGCAACGACATCATCAATAGTGTTAAATACGATGGCGAACAGATTGACAACTGGGGTGGCGACACCAATGGTAAAGGCAGTGAGTTTGGTCTTTACTTGATCAAGGATTCTAACACCTGGGAAAAATATGCCACTATGGATGACATTGAGTATGAAATGACTGAATGGTTTCCCAAACGAATCAAACCGGTGCATGCGGGTCAGTACATGATCAAAACTGCCGGTAAGAATTCGTGGGAACATCGCGGACTGTGGACCGGGACCAATTGGGTCAGCAGTTGGTGTGAACCCCAAGACTATGACAACCCAGAGAAGTTGATCAAAATCAAAGAGTGGCGTGGACTGATACAAGATCCGGATGCCATTGAGTGGCCAACCAATAGACCTTAAAGGAGAAAACTATGAATGATACGCTTATATTTAATGATGAACAATACCGTTCAGCAGAACAAATCAACTCGGCCATGGGTCGTGTTTACGGACACATGAGTCTGGCAGTGATTGTGAGTATGCTGATCAGTTACTGGGTAGGCACCACACCAGAGTTGCTACAGTTCTTTTTCACTGGCGTAATGAAATGGATTGTGATCTTTGCACCATTAGCGGCCATATTTGGTGTGAGTATGGTGCTAGGCAACGATCCAAGTAAATCAGTGGCACAGTTATGCCTACATGGCTTTGCGGCCTTGATGGGCCTGAGTTTCTCAATGATCTTTGCTGTGTTTGCCATGGGATCAATTGTTAATGCGTTTATGGGTGCGGCTGTGTTGTTTGGTGTCATGAGTGGCTATGGTTACTTTACCAAGCGCAGTCTGGATAGTGTTGGCAAGTTCATGATTGTAGGATTGATCGCCATCTGCATTGCCAGTATTGTGAACATCTTTATTGGCAGCACCGTGATGCAGATGGTGATCTCCGCTTTAGCAATCATAATCTTCTTGGGATTGACTGCGTATGACACACAACAGATCCGCGAAGAACTCATGTACGAAACTAGTGATGCCGCAGAAGTACGTGGTGCGTTGACCTTGTACATGGACTTTATCAACTTGTTCTTGAACTTGTTACAACTATTTGGTGATAGGAAATAATCATGGCAACTTGGGTACTAACAACTGCTGAAAAGAAAAACGTTGAAGAAATCGAATTTTGGCACAAAGACGGAAAGATAATCAAACGCACTACTGGTTTTCGTTGGGGCACAGTCTATTGCGAAAGTGATGAACGGCCTAATATTGATTTAGAGAATCCGGATGGCCTTGAAGTATTTGCTACTGATTATGACTTCGAACTTGACAACTTGGATGATGGACATTACTGTGATGTTGAATATCCGGACGACATGAGCGAAGAAGAACAAGAACGCATGGATGAACTCTGGGATGAAGATTCGTATAGTGCCTGGGAAGAAGAAGGCTGGTCAAACGACGACACAGAGACTTGGTTCCACGGCCCACTAGATTTAGAACAACAATAAGTTGACACCGCCACCACTTTCTTTGTATAATGTACATGTGCATGAGCAAGGAGATTGGTGGCGATCTAATGGTATGAGCGGGGTGATCGATTCGCCCGGGCCCGACATAACCGTGGCAGGTAGATATAATGCCCACAAGGTTGAGACACTGTCCAAGATCCGGCAACGGATCAAAACCGGCTGGTACCCGGTGTATGCTCAAGTTGGAAATCACAGTGAAAGGAACGTTAAATGTCTGTTAAAATAGAAGCCTCTGACGCCATGCTTCCATCCCTTGACTCTCTTAAAACAACGGCTTTGCCCATGCACAAATTATATTTTGAACTGAGTGATGTTGACACATGGTATACTATCATGCGAGAAGCACGGGCTCAGTTTGGCAAGAACTGGCGTAGCCAAGCACACGTCAAACGACGACTAGAACATGCTGGCCTATGGCGAATAGGTGGCTCCACAGAACGTGTTTGGTTTGAAGTGCCAGATCCCAAGTTTGGTACCTGGATAGCAATTAAACATGCTGTTAGACAGGTCGAACCCACCGGTAAATAATACTCTATGATATTTGGTTTTTTATTTAAATCGTATAAATAAATGCATGACAATTGCATATATTTACAAATGGGTTCATCTTCCTACTTCAAAATGGTACATTGGTGTTCGAACTAAAAACGGGTGCCACCCTGATGATGGCTATGTCTGTTCTAGTAAAATTGTTAAACCATTGATTGAAAGTTCCCCCACTGAATGGCAACGAGAAATATTATATACAGGCACCCCAGATGAAATGCTAAAACTTGAATCGTGTATTTTAACTAATCTAGATGCAAAAAATAATCTAAACAGTTACAATCTACAAAACGGCGACGGTAATTTCACTACCACAGGTATAACAATGCCCGAGGCCTGGGTTGAAAAAATACGTAAAGGCAATTCGGGAAAAATTAGAAGTGAACAAGCACGAGAGAATTATAGACGTGCTAATCAAAAAAAAGCACAAGACCTTGATTATCTTAAAAAATTACGTAAACCAAAACTAGATGATCATAAATCAAAGATTTCAGCGTCTCTTAAAGGTGTAAATAAAACGGATGAACATAAACGTGCTATGTCAGCGGCAAAAAAAGGTAAAAAAACTGGACCTTGTTCAGACGCAAGAAGAGAAGCAATAAAAAAAGCACTAAAAGGAAAACATACCTTACCAGTGGTAACTTGCCCGCATTGCGGATTTAACGGAAGATCTAATATGAAAAGATGGCATTTTGATAATTGTAAAGAAAGAAAAAAATGATATTCGGGTTGCTAATATTAGGAACATCATTAATGTTAAGCGGAATTGCCGCATTCTACTCTATTGTGGGTCTTATTGCTATTTTTTCAGCCATGCCAATACCTATTATAATAATGGGAGGATCATTGGAAATAGCAAAAATAGTTACAACAGTTTTTTTGCACAATAATTGGAAGAGATTATCATTGCTGTACAAAACATATCTGGTGCCAGCGGTGGTGGTATTAATGTTGTTGACAAGCCTTGGTATATTTGGACTATTATCCAAGGCGCACTCAGATCAAAGTCTAGTCAGCGGCGACTCTATGGCCAAAGTTGCCATCTATGATGAAAAGATTCGAACAGCAAAGGACAATATCGATGCGAACCGGAAGGCGCTTAAACAAATGGATGAGGCTGTGGACCAAGTTATGGGCCGAAGCAGTGATGAAAAAGGTGCCGAGAAGGCTGTTGGCATTAGACGCGGTCAACAAAAAGAACGTCAACGACTTCAATCCGAGATCGCGGCCGAACAGAAAACTATTGCCGCCCTTGGCGAAGAAGCCGCTCCACTTCGGGCAGAGTTCCGCAAGGTTGAAAGTGAAGTAGGTCCAATCAAGTACATTGCGGCCTTGGTGTATGGCGACAATCCTGATGCCAACATACTTGAAAAAGCCGTACGCTTAGTTATTATTATGATTGTGCTGGTGTTTGACCCACTGGCCCTAACTTTGATTTTGGCTGCCAACAAACAGTTTGAATGGGCACGACAAGGCACAGGCGGATTTATACATGATGAGCCTGCGCCCAAATACGAGCCCGATGATGGTCCACTAACCAAGGACCAAGTTGATCAATTAAAAGAATCTGTTGGAACATTTAAAACAGAGCCACCCGAAGATCCTATACCTTGCAACAAGTGCGGCACTTACTTAGTAGATGCTCCGGGCATTGGATGGTTCTGTCCCAACCGAGAATGTGATGTTATAGACAACATAAAAGGTGAAGAACCTATCGTATTCGCCGCACCTGATCTGCATGTGTATGATGACGAACGTCTTGTGTCAAACCTTGACAAGATGCAGGATGTTGAACGTCCAGGTGATTATATAGAACCCCCAGATGAAGCACTCAATGAAGACGACGAAATTAAAACTGCCATCAAAAAATGGAAGGCAGTCAATCCTGACGATACAATAAAAAATCAACGATACAAACTCATGCGCGGGGAAATTGCTGAATTACCTTGGATGGGCCTGGTAGCAGATAATTCTGGTGGCAGAGCAAGCAACAGTGGATTTGGTATCAATTTCCCTGAAAATCCCAACAAAGGCGATACCTTTGTGCGTGTGGATGTCATGCCCAGCGTGGTATACAAATACAACGGCACAAACTGGATGGCGGTTGACAAAAATCTCAGCGACAGTTATACTTACGACTCGGCTTATATTGAGCACTTGATAGACAAAATAAGTACCGGTGAATACGATCCAGACTTGTTGAGCGACAGCGAACGTGAACAAGTAGCATATTACTTACAAACAAAACAATCCTAATGAAACCCGCCGACTCAATTGATACCTGTAGTTTTTGCGACAAACACAAAGATGCAGTGGCCAAACTCATAGTAGGTGAGCAAGTTGCAATCTGCAACGAATGCGTGGAACTTTGTGAGACTTTGCTTCATGATGACCATATCGTTAAACCAAGCGAGCCTATGGAACTTGATCCTTTGCTGATCAAACAACATTTGGATCAATATGTGATTGGCCAAGATCGAGCCAAACAAGTATTGAGTGTGGCAGTGGTCAATCACTACAAACGTATCTCTAATCCCAATCCGGAAGTGGAGATTGAAAAGTGTAATATTCTCATGCTTGGCCCCACAGGGTCAGGCAAAACATTGCTGGCCAAGACGGTGGCACGCTATTTAGATGTGCCGTTTGTGATTGGAGATGCCACAAGTTTAACCGAAGCCGGGTATGTGGGCGACGATGTAGAAAGTTTGATCTCTAGATTGTTCGCGGCTGCCGGAGGCGACGTTGCCAAAACACAGCGTGGTATTGTGTTCATTGACGAAATAGACAAAATCAGCCGTCGTTCAGAGAGTGCCAGTATCACCAGAGATGTGTCGGGCGAGGGTGTACAACAGGCCTTGCTGAAATTGGTGGAAGGCACCAAGTGCAGAGTCACACCCACAGGCAACCGCAAGCACCCATCTGGAGAGATGATCGAAATTGACACCACCAACATCTTGTTTATTGCTGGTGGTGCGTTTGTTGGGCTCGACACTGTGGTTAAGAATCGTGTGCGCGGCACTTCAATAGGATTCAGTGCCCAGGTTAAAGACAATTCCGAAACACATCTTGATCAAACCAACCCTGAAGACTTGATCAAGTTTGGTATGATTCCAGAGTTTGTGGGTCGCTTCCCTAGTTGGGTGGCGCTGAACGAACTCAACAAAGAAGATTTGATCCGTATCTTGCTGGATGTCAAACACAGTTATATACTACAATATTCCTGGTTGTTTGGACAGGACAAAATAGAACTAGAATTCTCACCCGAAGCCCTGGAAATGATTGCAGATCGCACTATCTTGAACAAAACTGGTGCTAGAGGCTTACACTCAGAACTAGAACGTGTGCTGTTGCCGCACATGTTCTATTTGGCCCGTTATCGTCGAGAAGGTATATACCACGTGTTTATTGACGCAGATCAGATAAATACTCCTACGGAATTAAAGGAAGCCAATGCAAAAGCTCAGGGGTAGATCGGTACTGGTTCAAGACGGCAACGTAGACAAGGCTCTACGCAAGTTCAAAAAGAAGATCATGGAAACAGGATTGCTGAATGAACTTCGCGACCGTGAATTTTATACCAAACCTACTACTGCTCGCAAACTCAAGGCCAGTGCCGCAAAGAATCGCTGGAAGAAGAAACTAGCCAGCCAGGAATTGCCAAAGAAACTTTACTAAGTCAATTTTTTTCTGTATAATAAATAACAATGTAGTGCCCATAGTGGGGCTACATTACAAGTCATCTTGCTTATATAAAGGAGAAAACAAATGACAAAAACTCTCACCCTTCGTTCGTTCGACATTCCCGCGCTTCACAAATTTGGTATCGGTTTCGATAACATGTTTGATGATCTCATGCGTGTGAGTACTCAACAATCCACTTCAAACTACCCACCCTACAACATTGTACAAATCAATGAAGATGAGTATATGATTAGTCTTGCTGTGGCTGGATTTGGGCTTGATAATCTTTCAGTTACCAAGGACAAAAAGTTCTTGATTATTGAAGGCAAAGAGTATCAGTCTGTCAGCGAAAATATCGTGCCAAACTATTTGCACAAAGGTATTAGCAATAGAGATTTCCGTCGTGAATTTCAACTTGCAGACCATGTGGAGATCAGCAATGCCCACCTTGAGTTAGGTATCTTGAGTGTTCACTTGAAACGTGAAGTTCCCGAAGATGCCAAGCCAAAGACCATTGCAATCACCTACACAGCGTAATATAATATAGTGTAAATACAGTAGCGGGATTCCCGCTACTGAACAACAAGGAATCAAAATGGCACAAAGCGACACAAGAACACGAATTAAACCTGCTGAAGATCTTAAAGAACCACCCATGTACCGTGTTGTATATCTCAATGACAATCAAACAACATATGAATTTGTGGTTGAATCATTGATGCAGTATTTTGATTATACTGTAGAAACTGCTCAAACTATCACTGCTGATATTCACGATGCTGGATCGGCCTGTGTGGCAGTATTACCTTATGAAATTGCCGAACAAAAAGGTATAGAAGTTACCATGTTGGCTCGAGCACAAAGTTATCCATTACAGGTAAGGATTGAGCCCGAAGGTGTAGTTTAAAACTCTACAACAATCCGTTGAGGGTAATATACTGATCGAGCATAAGATGTATCCCCCCGGCCGCGACAGTTGTTGACAAATCGGATGCCTGATCGGACCTGATCTACACTACCGTGATAGTGACCAAAGCACCAGGTATGCAGTTTGTTTTCAGTATCGGCTGCCATGGCCTGCATCATGAGTCTGTTGCCCATGGTGTTGAATCTCATGGTACCCTCTAGATCTATGTCATGTGCTACCAGCGCAGGATCGGGCACGGTATGGGTGACCATCACAATCTTTCGAACATCTTTGTGTGTTTGCAACTTAGCCACGCTGGAGATCATGTATGTGGCATCTGTATTGCTCATTCTGGCAATGCCTTTGGTGGCTGCCTCACTAATGCGATATCTTTCCTGTGCCCATTGTGCAGATTGTTCAGGATCAATGCCAAGATCAAAATCAAATCCCCACCAACCGTTGGTACCCAGAATAGCAATACCATCCACTATGACCACGTTGTCTTGGAGATAAACTACATTGGGGATACGACGCAGACGCCGGGTAAGATCACTATAACTGTGGCCCAAATCTTCCAGTTGTGTGTAGTGCTCGTCGTTGCCATCAACGTAAAACACAGCCTGATAACACTTGCCCAGATGTTTAAGAGTGCGTACCAAAATATCTGGATCTCGAGTAACGTCGCCGGCTACAATGCACACAGGGCTAGTGGCCTGGTAGGTCCAATCAAATTCTTCGGGCCAGGTCTCTATATGTAAATCAGAAATTAAATCAAATGCTAAACTCATGATACATATTTAAAAGGAAATGCAATGAACATTATATTTGGTGACTCAGTCAAATCAATCCCCGACCATTATACCCTGCTAGAACTCGATACATTTCGAACAGCAGGCAATGATGAAACAATAATCGCATATTGTCTAGTTGAAAAATTAGCACTGGATGAATTTATCACTTTAGAACAGTATAAAAAAATCCATGCTGATGTTATCGAGTATTATAAACAAAAGAACTGGGACTATTGCGAGCAAGCCATTCACGGACTAATGGGAAGATGGGGTGGAGAACTTGACACATTCTACGCAGACTTGTTGACTCGTATAACAC